CCTTTAGGTAGATCTATCCCTGCTCGATGATAACTCAAATATAACAATCCGGCACAATCTATACCAAGAGTTGATCTGCCGGAATGATAAAATGGAGTACCTAAGAATTTTTTAGCTTCAATAATTATTCTATCTTTTATTTCCATAATTATAAAATTGGCTCTTTAGGAACCCAAGGATAACCACCATATTCATCAAAGTTATTAAAATCTACACTTTGACACGCTTCATAATTTTTAGGACATAGTTTAACCACTCTCAAAGTTGTTCCATTAGCAATTACACCATCAAAGGGAATTCTAAGAGTAATGGTACTTGTACTGTTTAATAAAACTGGTCGGGCCTGTCCATCGTAAACACCACTTGTCAATTCAACAAACCCAGGAAGAAAATAATCTGCTGCTTCACCATGACTACAAGTTAATGTTTGACCATCTGATTGAGCAGTTAATGATGTATTCACTTCATAATTGGTTAAACTTAAATCACAACCTTCAGCACAAAAAGTCCAATTACAACCAGATTGATAAATTCTTTTAGGAAAGGTTTGTTCTAATATAGGAAATGGACGTATTGTAACAGTTACCCAATGTTCATCTCCTTTTGGTTCATCAATATTTCCTTGAAAAATTAATTGTTTTCCTACATATGTTACTCCATTATAAAAAGCTAAATAAACTTTACATCGTTTATTATTATATTTTCCTGCAATAATATCATTTTTAAATGCAAGATCTACATTATCTAATCCAATTTCCAACTCATTAATAATCGTTCCTTCTTCACTACGAATTGTATTTCTCTTTATTGCTAATGCTGTAAATGCACCAAGATCAGTACTATTAGCAATAAACTGGTGATCATCTACTGCATCAATAGAAAAGAAATAAAGAGATAATATAGTAACATTGGGTTTAAAAAAATATGGTAATAAACCAGCAGTAATATCTTTTCCCATTATAACCACTCCTTAAAGGCAATAACAAAATCCCAAATGTTTGCCACATTCCCAGGATTCACATATTCCAAAGTTTCATAAGTAACCTGATAGGAAGTTCCATAACCAGTATTCCATATAGTCGGTAATACATTCCAAGTAAAATTCATATATGTACCATTCTGATCATTAAAATGAGCAAGGATTGTGTCTTTCTCAGTATTTGTTCTACCTCTTATTTCAATTGACCATCCACGTATAGGATCAGTAGATTTTAATCGGGTCTTCCGATTCCATCCTTCAAACTGAGTTTGTAAAACATTCCAATCAGGAGTTTTTGGTTTAATAGAATGAACTTCAAAATTAAAAGGATCACCTGCTGCCATAATTTATCTCCTATTAATATGCATTAGGAATAGCCTTTCTAACAGGTCTATTATTTTTCATATTCCTAATCATTTGATTTTCAATTACTCGCATATTTTTAGTTAAGAATTGAACTCCAGTTTGAGTATCAATAGCACTTAAATGAATTGGCATATTAACTGTATATTTTTCTGAATGAGATCCCTGTAGTTTATTCATTGGAGCAACAATTTCATCTTCACCATATTTAGTCTTCTCACCAAAATTATATATAGAACCAGACTTCATTCCTTTTCCTACAATTGGTTCATTGATAACACCACCATCAGCATATCCAAACATAGATGCTGCTGTCATACCCATTTGTAACAAACTTCCCCAATCAGTTCCTCCTCCTGCTCCCCCTGCTTTACCACCACCACTAAACAATCCAGAAATCATACTGCCTATTCCTGACAAAGAATCTAAAATTCCACTATACCAAGATTTACTACTTTTCGATGCTGCTTCTGTATTTCCTAATATGTCAGCAGTTATACCAGCAAAATCTGTAGCAATAGCTTTCATATTGGTAATGCCTAACGTTTCTGTCATATTTCCTTCACCACCCATACCTCCCATCATCCCTACTATATCTCCCATACTCCCCATTCCACCTTCATCCATGTTTGTAACAAATACAGGAATAGGATTGCTCGTTTTTAAAAGTTGATCCTCCGGCAACAATCCCTCTATACTAAAGGGAATATCTTTTGGATATTGTCCAGTTCCAAAAACACCTTCAGGCACATTAGTCATATTAGTTATATAAACAGGTAAAGGTTTTATAGCAAAAACCTCTTGTGGAGGCATCATTTCTGGTACAGGAATTTTTTCCATTGGTTCAAAAGCCTTAACAGTAGGATCTAACAAACCTTTAGGATTAACTATCATAACTGGTATTGGTTTTTTTGCTGTAATTTCTTGCGCTCCACCTTCTTTCTTTTTTCCACCAAACATTTTTTGAAATAGTGTTTCATCTCCCATAAAACCTGATCCCAATGCACTTTGCAAATTATCAGTAATAGTTCGTTTAATAAGAGTTTTTACTACATCTTTTATAATGGTCTTCTGCAATTCATTCATTGCTTCTTGTACTGATCCAATACCATCAACTATATTAGACAAAGCATCTGTAAAACCATCAGCCCATCCTTTAGATGCTTCAGTTAAATCATTCCATATAGGCATTTGTTTTTTCTGTAATTCTCTTTCAGTTACTTTAGTCAATTCTACCATTTGATCCTGCAATGCTTCTACATATCTTTTAGCTTCAGCAGATCCTTCTCTGGTTGCCCATTGACCATTATCAACCCATATTTTATATGTTTCATCAATTTCTTTTTGAATTGTTAATAATTCTTTTTTATAATTTATTTTAATTGTTTGAATTTGACCTTGCATTTGTTTTGCAGGAGAATAACTTTCTGATAAATATTCCGCTTTCTTTGACATTACATCTATTTCTGCATCACTCGCTTTAAATTCCATATTGAGTTTTTCCATCTCAATACGTTCTCTTTTAGTTACATTTAATAATTCTAACATTGCAGGAACTAAACCTCTCTCTACCCAATCTTTATTACCTGTAATAGAAAGTTCCATCTTTTTAAATTCATCATTTATTTTTGAAATAGCATCAACAGGACGATGTGATGTTAAATTTAACTGCATACTTTCTATTTGTTCATTTATTTCCTTTATATCTTGTTGTTGTCTTTCACCAAAAGCAACTTTTAATTGATCTTGAAACTTTTTAAATTCTGCTCTAACAAGTGGATTCTTAACTCTAAGTTCCTCCAAATTAGTTGTCATATTTTCAAACCACGTTTCAGTTTTCTTTGATCTGGTATCATCTTTTGGAGCAAGAGAATTCCACATATCTTCATAACTTTTTTTCCATCCTGCCATTTCATTTGCTCTTGATTTATTCCAATCTTTTAATTGTTTTAATTCTTTTTGAGTAGCTGCATTAACAATTTTATCCAAATCAGCTAAAGTTTCTTCGTGACCTTTAAGTAAATTTGTATAAAAAGTTAACTTTTTAGGATCAACTTTAAATTCTCCCTTAATTGCTCCCTGTACTATATATTTTAATTTTGCTAAATTTTCATTTAATTGATTTTTAAATTCTTTAGGATCTGCCAAAGAAAATTCTTTTTCTTTTGCAAATTTCTCTGGCCCTTCCAAACCTGCAAGAGTTAATTGTTTTAACTCAGAGGCTAACTTCCCTGCCTTTTCCATTAATACTGCTGCATTATAAGGAAGTTTAAATATATCACCAAGATTTCCTACATCATCATATATACCTGATGCTTTCTTTCTCAATTCATCGAATTGTTGATTAACACCATCCAATCCTTTCCATGATTTCCGAATCCATCCATTTTCACCCAACCATATTTTTCTTATATCTTCATTAGCCTTTTCTCCTCCTTCAACAAAACTATCATAAAAACCTTTTGCACCTTTTAAATCAAAAGACTTTAATGATTTCATTATTCCAACCCAATTCTTAACCCTATCTATCCAAACACCAAATACAATAGCTATCGATCTTACTAAAGCAGCAACAAAATTTAATATAACACCGACCATATTTAAACCCTGAACAAATACTTGAAGGAGAGTTATTAATCCATCCCATTCAGATCTGTTCTTCTTTATAGAATCTTCAAACCCCAACATTATTGCTGCAATATCAACCCAACCTTGTGCAATATTACCAATAACCATTAAGAGAGATCCAAGTACATCTGCTATTGCAATAACTATATCAAATGTAGCTTTAAAAGTGACAAATGTAGCATTTACCCAAGCAGAAAGTGAAACTCCTGATGCTGTTAATCTATAAAATCCATCTTCTCCCTTAGTTACAAATTGATCCATTAATGCATTCAATTCTTTTGACCAAGCTACCAAGAAATCCTCACCACCAATACGTTGAATAAGTTTCAAAACAACACCTACTCTATTTTTAACCTGTTCCCATTCATTTACCATTCGTTTATTCATTTCACCAAATGGTGCAAGAGCATCAGAAAGAACTTCTATCATGTCCTTACCTTCTTTCTTACCATCTTCTATCATCTTTGTGATATTGATGCCCATTACCTGAAACATTTTAGCTAACTGATCAGTTACTCTTTGCCTACCCTGGATAACAGCATAAAGTTCCTGTCTCATTTGTACTCCAGCATTAGCCATACCTTCAGTCAATGCCTTAATAGCTGTACCAATAGTTGCTATTCTTCGTACATCTTCTTCATTTTTAGGAATGATACCTGCCTGTGCAAGAGTTTTAGTCAGCATTAACATATCTTCAAGAGTCAAAATAGTTTCTGCTGCCACCATTTCTAATTGATTCATTAATTTTCGACTATATGCATATGCTCTATCAAATGCTTTTTCATTTGTATCAATCATCTGAAAAGCTATTGCTGCTGCAATTGACATGGCACTTTTACGATATTCACCTATTTGATCAAGCATCTTTATAATAGTACGATTTACAAACCATACTGCTCTTGTGATCAAATAAATAACTGATGCAACTTGCCATCTAAAATTTCGGATCATTTCCCATCCACTTGTGGTACTTCTTTTCAAAGATTGTGCTTTGGCTTTTGCCATTCTACTGTGCATTTGCATTTGCAATTTTTCATACTGGCTAACCTGCTGTCGCAATTCTGTCATTTGTTTTTTCATTGCTGACATTTGTGCTGACATACCTTCAGTACCTACAGCAGCACGTTGTTTTACACGCAATCTATCATATTGAACACCTAATATAACTATTTGTTCATTATATTCCTTTACCTTATTTTTTAATTTTTCAATATATCCTACACCTTCTTTTAAATGTTCCGGTTTAATTAATCTTTTTTGGCCCAATTCATCCATTTTTTGACCAACTCTATTATATTCCCCAATCATTATCCTTGCATGGTTTTTAATTTCTGTTGTAGGTAACATACTACGTGCAGCTTCAGCCCTAATTTTTTTCATCACAGCAAGAGATTCTTTTTGGTATTCATCAAAAGGTTTTCTTGGCAATGTTGATCTTGTTAAACTTCCTTCCAATCGTGTAATAATTGCCACTACCTTTGCTTCATATGCTTGCCATGCATTAATAGATGCTGTATTTGAAGCATTTGTAGCATTAAATCTTGCTCTAACAGCTTGAGCATTTAAAAGTGTAATAGTTTTTTGAGTATTAATAACTTTATTTGCATGTTGTTTATATAAACTTTGAATTTCTCCTAATGCTCTTTGAATCTGAAGAACATTATCTTCAGTTACTTTGCCCATTCCTTTTAATGCTGCAATTGATCCTCTAATTTCATTTGCTAATTTTCTTGCTTGTTGCGCTCCACCTTTAGAAAATTGTCCAAATGATACTTGAGGAATAGAAGACATTTCCTTTTTAACTTTAGAAAATTCTCCTCTAAATTCTTTAAGACCACCTATAACTTTTTTTAACCTTTCAATCTGACTACCTGCATCAATTAATCCTGTAGCATGAAGTTTTTTTGCCGTTACTAATAAATTTTCAAGATGTTTTCGTTTTTCAATTAAAGCTGTATCTAATGCTTTACCTTTTCTAACAGCATCATAAAAAGCAGCACCCGATTTTTCTCCGGCAAGTCTTGCAGTTTGTTCAAGATTTGCCCACATCTTATCAAAATCACGTTTTAAATTAACTCCTCTAAGAGTTTGCTTAATTGCTGCAATACCTTGTTCTGCTTGTTTTTTAAATACACCTGTAATTGCAGTTTGTCCTCTGGAAAAACTTTGAATCTTATTAAACATAAACTCGTATTCTGTACCAAGTTTTCTAACTACAGATCTTGCTTCACTAACCATCAATTTTTGATTAGCAATTAATGTCTTATTTGTTTGTGCAGATAATAGTTGTTTTTGTTTTTCTAAATGCTGTTCAGCCTGTATCTGTTTCTTTTGATGTTGGATCATCAAAGATTCTAATGCTTTTATTTGAGTAGCACGTTGTGTTAAAAAATTTGTACCTGCTACTGTAAAATCACCTTGACCCATCATCTTTCTTTGTGAATAAAGTTGATTAAACCTACTCTGCATATCTTTAACAACATTATTCACTGTAACTGCTGCTGCTCTTGATCCTCTGGAAATGGTCTTCATTGTCTCATTAACAGCATTAGCTAAATTCCTAACGAGTAATGAAGTTGTTAATTTTTGCATTCTGGCAATGTCTTTTTCATATTCAGCTTTTACCCCTTCAGCTTGCTTTTTATACATTGCCATAAGATTCTTTTTAGTTTCTTCTGGCAATCTTTTAGATTGACCAACAGTATCAGACTTGCCCTTTATCTGTGCTAACTCACTACGCATTTTTCTATAACGAGCAACGGTATCTTTTTCAAATCTTTTCTGCAAAGATTGCATTGCCACTGTTTCTTTACGAACACCCTGCAAGGCGGTTCTGCTGAAGGAAACAAACTCTTGAACTTCCCTTCGATTGCCTTTATACATAGCACTAAACGTCTGTGAAGTAGTCTTGGCAAGTTGATTCATATTAGTACCAACTTGTCGGGTCAACTGATTAGCATCTCTTGTAAATTTATCAAAAGAAGTAATCTGTTGTCGTAAGACTTCTTTAAAGTTAGTTTCTAATTTTAAAACAATCTTAGAAATCTCTAATGACATTCCTGCATCAGAACCACCAGGCATTGTGTTATCTCCTTACCTTTGCCATTTTCTCATTCTATCTGCTGCATCATCAGGAAAATCCCAATTTATTTCAGCAACAGCACCAGTTTGAGATCGTTTATAAATCATGACTAATTGTTTTTCTTGCTTTTCTAACTGCGTTACACCTTTTTTCGGATCAGAAAAAGCTGAAGCAATATCGCTTATTGTTAATTTACGTTGTCGGAGCATTTCAAAATCAACTGCCATCTTAACATAATAATATTTGCTATATGGCATACTATCAAGTTCTTCAAATGTATATGCCCCACCAAGGAAATTGATTATTGCTGCAAATTCCTTGCAACGTGCAATTAGTTTTTTTCCGTTTCTCCTTTTGGTGTTTCACCACCACCTACCTGATTAAAAACTAATTCCAACACCTTATTTTTTAATCGCATAGGCCAATCAGCAAAATCTTTCTTAGGAATCTGTTTCAATCCCTTAGTTTTATCATCATTTAAACTAACACATTCATGGAGGATTGTATTTTGAGTATCTAAAAGTTCTTCCTCCTCCTCTACAGACATTCCTTCCTCTTTTTCACTTGATTTAGTAATCTTGCTAATGTGTTTACTGAGTTCCATCACCTTTTTCATCTTAACATCATTCATAGGTGGAATTTCATAGTTCTTTTCCAATACTGTAAAATTAACTGATTTTACCAAATCATTTAAATCAATTACATTTTCCATTTTAATTTCTCCTTAATTAACAATTAGTTTTTAGTTAAGTATCTGCGATAACCGCACGTTCTACGACAAAAGGTATATCATAACTTTTATCAACATCGGTGTCTGCTGTAATAACCGTTTTTAATTCTGCTGTATATGTTTTGGCTTTAAGCCCTTTCGTATCATTTACAACAAAATTAACCGTATAATTACCATTAGCTTTATCTGACTTATCAAAAACAACATCAGCCTTTGTTATTGCAATAATAGCACTTGACGCTTTTTCCTTTACTTGAAGGGTTAGTGTTGCATCTGTTACAGGAGATCCACCTTTGGTAATATGAAAATTAACAGTCTTAGCTTCACCTTGTTTCAATTTAATTGCATTTGCCATGATTATACCTCAACATTGATAGTTTCATCCTCTGAGACAACAATCTCAGCTTGATCTTCATCAAGATCTATATTGACCCCTACATCAGACACAATAATTGATACATCGTCCAATAAGGAGACTGTAATAGCCAAATCATCATGTGATACTTCCACGTTGAAGTCCTCCAATACATATATAGGTGGCCCTGAACCACCTGTACCTGTAAAATCTGGTAATATTCCTTTAGTTGCTAATCCTAAACTCATATTATTAACATCTCATATGATGTACATTGACCATTAGACCAAATAGCTGTCACAGCATATGTAGCAATTAACTGTGTCTTTGCATTATCCTGATATGTTCTTATCCTGGCACTTGTTAAAAGTTTAGCACCATTATAATCATCATATACCTGCTGATCCATTACAAAATTTTCCTGAACCAGACCAAGTATTTTCATTCCAGTTGTATGTTGCCATACGGCATTTGAAATATCTTCTGCTGTAATTATTTCAATAGAAGATAAATTTACTAAATCAAGATATACTGCGTGAGATACATTATAAGTTGTAACATTATGAACTAATCGAATTTTAACTTCATTATTATTTATACGGTCAATGTTTCTTTCATAATATTCATGAGAATATTGTACATCTGAAGTCATTCCTCCAGGCATAAAATTAGAAACTAATGTTTCCCATGCTGCTGCTTCATAATTATAAGCAAGGCAATTTAAAAAATGAGTTGTCGATGGTACTCCCACATATCTACCAAAGACTCCTATTTGTCCTGGTTTATGATCATCAGGTATATTAAAAGTCAATTCAACTGTAAGACCATCTCCTACAACTTCACCTATCTGCCAATAATTATTATCTCTTATTTGAACTGAAGCAAAAGTTCCAGAATCTTCACTTCCCTCAATTACTGATCCGCTAATTGCTGTATTATAACTGGTAGATGCACTTGCTGCAATATCTGCTTTGGTAGCTAATTCATGACCAAAGGTTCCCTGATTATTATGAGCAGATAATTCTTCTTCCCATACTTCATTAGCAATAATATCTTCATCTGGTAATGCAAATAATTGATTATGTTCTTCAGTAGATAAACCTGATCCAGAAGAAACAGTTATAGTGGACACAATATCAGAGACTTGTTGCATAACACGAACAGGAAAATTACTAATGGTATCAATGAAAGGATCAGAACCATCAACAGAATAGAGATTACCATTAATGATTAAACGATGATTTGCATCGTATGGTCTAATCTTCCAATCAGATGCTAAAAAGAAACTTGAACCAAGATCTTTTTCTCCAGGGAGAGGTTTCCCACCAACTGCTTCAATAGGGAAATGAAATTTTCGTAAATTTTCAGCAGCAACCCAATCTTCTTTACCATCACTATACAGATCCACTTTAACATCAATTATTATATCCCCATTTCCATCTGGAGCTTCATCAATCTCGATAACCTTTATTATTTCATTGAACGTGACCTTTTCTCCCATTCTTCAGGCTCCAATATTTCACCTTCTGGAGTTATGACAGGAACGAATTTTCTTAATACATCATGCCATTCTTCTACCAGAGGTCTTTTTAAAGGTATCACTTTCCAGGGATCATTATCTTGGTCAATGTACCAAGTTTTTTCAAAGTTTACCCATCCCATAAAATCTTTTTGAGATTTAAACGATTCTTTAAAAATCTTACTAATTTTAATTTCAGGTTTAATACCAGAATTCACTTCTTCCCTGAGTAAAGCCAATTTATATTTTATTTCTTGAACTATAGTAAGTGGTTTAGCCATATATCCTCTTAAAAGTTAAGTATGTCTAATCTCTATAAAAGCAGATTAGACATACCATAGTTAATATTATTAAACCGGATTTTCGTAGTTAAGTTCATCAACCGCATTAACTGGAATACTCTGACCAGTTGATTCTGTAATGATATGAGTAGCAATAACATACTGCGCTCCATCATATGCAATTGCTACCACATAGACCGGAGCATCAGAATTTGCGGTTCTTCCTTCTTGATTATTATTGGTATAATCAAAATCAAATCCAATTGATGCTGCACTAATTTCACCGTCAATATCTACTGCTGAGTTATTATCAACAATTGTTGCTTTAGGAGATCCAAATGGATTTTCAAGGACAGTACAAGCATCTCCAACAGCTTCATCAGTAGGATTAACTCCATCAACTTTTGTTGCTGTAATCGTATTTGTTGTTGGCGCACCTGTAATTGAATACATACCATTATTTCCGGTTTCAGTAGTAAAACCTGAAATAAAGATATAATCACCATTTTGTAAGAAATCTAACAATCCAGTTTGACTTGTCCAATCCAAAGTACAGTCTGCACCAGAAGAACCAGATACTTTCAAAGTTGTCATTGCCTGAGATTTGATATACTGAAAGTACATAGTATATCTGGTTGTATTATCAACTTCATCAACAAAATTTTGTGAGAAAACTAAATTTCCGGCAGCAGTAAATGGAAACTGTCTTTGAGTTGAAACAATAGGAGCATATACAGCATCAAGACCACCGGATTCAACTGTAATATCCCACATACGAATATCATTTTTATCATTGGCATCATACCCATCGATAAAAACTCCTGGTTTAGTGTGTAGAGTATCACCAATAAAATCAGTAAACTGCAAAGCAATATTTCCATAAACCGTTCCAAAAGCATCTCCTGCAATGTCATCATTAATATCTCCTGCTTGCCTTAACTTCCATTGCGCCCATGAATGAATTTCTTTTAACCTTGCATTGGTATTACCTACATCTTCTGCGTCAAGGATTCTATTAAAGGCATAATAGTTTGCACCAATTTGGCGTTCCCCAGGATAAGATTCAAATACAGCCGTTC